GTGAGCAGGCTAAAACACAAGAAAAAGAAGCAGCTGCTAAAGCAAAAAATCAATCGGCTTCGGGCCCTGCTGGCGGGCCAGGGAAATTTAACCCCCCCGCCAGGGCAACCGTCCAGTTTGAAGGACTCAACTTCCAGCAACTATAAGCCAAACGACAATCAGCACGAAACTTCTTTCCCCCCACCCCCCCCCACTGTCAACCGAATTCACCTACAACACAACCACACAACCTCGTCCGATGTCTCCTGCCCGCCTAACCCTCTGGCAGGACTCCTACCCGAGGCGCTTGCCGCGCCAAAGGTAACCCTTTCTCTACTACCAGCGCAACAACGCCTCTTGCTCATTGACGATCCAGAGGTGGAGGTAGATGTCTGCGTGTACCAGGGTGGCTACGGGTCGGGCAAAACATGGGCAGGCAGCCTGCTAGGCATCCTGCTATGTTGCGCCCATCCCGGCGCTCTGGGCCTGGTGGTGGCGAAAACCTTCCCACTGCTGCGAGATACCACGCTAAAAACATATTTCGAACATTTAGAGCGCCTGGGACTCGTAGCAGGGGAAGATTATTTTTGGCGCGCCACCGAAGCCCGCCTCATCTTTCCGGCCTGGGGCAACAGCCAGGTGCTGTTTCGGCACCTGCAAAGCCCAGAAAAATTAAAATCACTCAACATCGCTTGGATACACGTCGAAGAAATGAGCCAAATTGCAGAATCCGATTTTTTAATGCTCCTCTCCCGGCTTCGCCAGACGGGCATTGGACGCTACCGGCTGTTTGGCACCACCAACCCAGAGCAGCGCCGTGGCTGGTTATCGCGCTATTTTGCGACGGACCGCACGCAGACCCTGGAGGAAGAGGGACAGACACCTAAAAAAATTCGGTACCGGCGCATCTTTGCCCCTAGTACAGAAAATATTCACCTCAGTAAAAGCTATTTGGAGAATATGAAACAATCCTTCGATTCAACATACTACAAACGTAATGTAATGGGAGAAGACGCCGACACGCAAAACGAGCTGGTGTGCAAAACCTGGGGCCGCGCCAATATAGAACCCAGCCTGGCCCTGGATGACAAACTTCCCCTGTATTTATCGTGCGATTTTAACATCGACCCGATGTCGTGGACCGTGGCCCAGCGCGTTAACGGCGAATATCACTATCTGGATGAATTATGTTTGGAAAATTGCACCATCACAGAGGCGGCCGAAGAATTCTTCGAGCGCTACTTTGACGCCTTCGGCAACAGTTTGGCTGGCATCCGGCTTACGGGGGATGCGTCGGGGGCAAACCGGCACGCGATGGCCGAGCAGTCGCAGTGGACGCACTATCGACTGCTGGCGCGACGGCTATCGGAATTGGGATTTAGACGAGTGGAAATTGACATCCGCTCGTCAAACCCGCCGGTTGCAAGCCGCGTGGCCGCCTGGAACGCCGCCTGCTGTAACCAGCACGGGGTGCGGCGCGTCAAGGTACATCCGCGCTGTGCGCATTTAATCGCCAATTGCGAAAGCCTACGCTATATTCCCGGCACATCACGCATCTGGGAGCCCAGCGCACACGAAATTGCACGCGACAACCAATTAAAATTCACCAAACATATTTGGGACGCCGCCTCTTATTTGGTAGAGCGATACGACCCCATAGATAAAAGCCTAAAAGACGTCAACACCCGCAATAAAACCACGTTTTTACAACACACCTTTCGTCCTACCCGATAAATTGGAGTTAAAGCAACCTATGGGCAGCGGAAAACGCATGTTTGGCTGGAGTGGCGGCGCCGCCGAAGTGCAGCGAAAACAAATCAAACAACAGGAGGCCACCTCCAAAAAATTACAACGCTATTTAAATCAAGTTCGCCAAGAAACGCTGGATCGCCTAAACGAGCTACCCACTATGGCCAACGTCACGCAAGACCCGAACTATAAAAGCTATTTCGACACCCTTACACAGCGTCTTGGAGAGCAAAAAAACGAAGATCATCAGGAATTAAGTAATAACCTCAACGCTCGCAACCAGCTCGGGGGGTCGTTTGAGGCGCTCCAACGCAATTTAATTGCAAAACGCTACGACACCTTAACCGAAAACGCCGATACGACGGCGCGACAGGCCACGCTTAATATCTATCAAACGCGTCGCTCGGCTTTGGAAGACCAGTTGCAAAAAGTAGAAAACTATCAATTTGGCGCGCAACTTCCAACCCTGCCCACGTCCCTACCGGCCGCAGACCGAAGCAGCGGCAGCCAAACCCTGACGCAATGGCTTAAAATGTTGCGCCTGGCGCGCAGTGGTGGTGGCGCAATAACTCAATTTCTCGCCAATATTATATAGAGGAAAGCAGATGAACGCACCCATTCGGTTGGTTCTCTCGGACGATGAAGTGCGAGAGGTTCTCCAACAATGCCAAAAAATGAAACAAAGTTTTATTCAACAGGCAACGCAGAAAAAAGAGCGTATGCGACGCTGCTATGCCTATACCAAAAGCCAGTTTTATGGGGACGATTTACTCCCCATCCCAGCCGCTCTGGGTGCCGAGCGGGACAATAACACGTCGCGCCCTCAAATATTTATCCCGGCTACACGCACGCAGGTAAAACAACTCTACTCTCAACTAAAACTAACATTGCTCCCAAACGATACCGACTATTTCCGAGTGCGCGGCCTTACCGAAGCCGCCGCGCATCACGAACAGGCCCTTACCGAGGCGCTGCGCTATTTATTTCGTCAACAGCAAATCCCGGAAAAAATTGGTCAATACCTCTTTGATTTGGTTTGGAGCGGCAACGCCGTGGCCATTCCCACACTCCGCTCAGAAGCCAGCTGGGCTTGGGATATCGACCCAGAAACTGGCGGGCTGGCGCCTGTGTATCATCATCATCTCTCCCATATCGATCTCGAAATACTGGACCCTCTGCATTTTTACGTCGATCCTGTTTCGCAACATGGCAACCAAACCTGTTGGGGTTATTTTGCCGTGCGCACCCTCCAGCACGTGCTAGATACCTACGGACTGGCGTCGTCCGAAGACGACGAAGAAGAAGACGTCACCCTTCGCCGCCAGGCACTTAGCAACTTGGCCAAGCACAACGATGCCACAACGCAAGATGGCGCATCGAGCCACCTGTACGCTGCAAATGGCCTGGCCCTGGGCATAGAAAGCACAGCACCGGTATTAAGCCTGGATCGCTATTTTTGCCCGGTGTTAAAGACAACAAAACGCACCCTGCGTAATGTCATGGTAGCCATCGCCAGCGACCAAATTCTGTTAGAAGTACGGCCCAACTTATTTCCTGGTGGTTTGCAGCCTGCCGTATTTAGCACTTGGATGCAAGACAAAGGGTCGCCTTACGGCACCGGCCCCGTAGAAGATATGTTAGACTTACAACGCCTTATCAACATCTTATATAACTATCAAATTGAGACATTTGCCCGTATCGGCAACCGTTTCATCGTCCGGGACGGTGTGGATTTAACCCAGTTTTGGGGCATTGCAGGCGGCATCGCCACCACGCCCAACCCCCGGGAAGATATGGTGCCTATTACGGGCGACTACGCCGAAACCGTTCATATTTCAAATTTAATCGGGACACTCAAAGCCGAAGCAGATTTAGTAACCGGCGGACAGCAGCCGTTTCAGGGAAGCTCGAAAATAGATTTTAAAAAAACCGCAACAGAAATTCAGTTATTACAAGAAAACAGCCTCAGTGTCATGCGCGAAGTGGTGGAGCACGTGGCCAATATGGGCATTCAACCTATTCTAGAGCGCTTAATGCGCCTGGCTGGAGAACTCTACCAGCAACCCTTTACCTTCAGGCGGCACGACGCTAGCCAGGGTTGCGACGTCGATTGTACGGTGGATTTAAGCTTGCTGCGCAGTGGCTTGTATAAATTAGAGCTTACAGGTATTAACCCAGCACAATCCACCCAGCAGCAAATTAGCAGCCTCATGCAACTTCTAGATTTTATCACACAAAACCCACGTGCCCTGCATATTGGCGAGCCTATTATCCGACAAATTGCCAGCCTCTGGGGGCTAAAAAACGCGCATAGTTTACTTGATGAAACCAAACAACGCTTAGAGGAAGGTAAATAATGGACAACGTCAGCATAAACACAGACCCTGTGGAAAATACATCGGGAACGCTAGAAAATATGTCGGTATCTCAAAATAATTCTTTTAAAGATGCTGCTGGCGAGCAAAATACACACCCGGCACACTACGTCAAATCGCTGGAAGCCACCGTAGACATGCTAAAACAAAGAGAAGCCGCACTCAACCAATTTATCCACGACCTTAAAAAAGAAAATCCGGCCTCATTTTTGCAGGCGTTTCAAGAAAACCCGCAGGCCGTCCTCCAGGAGGCGGTTTCCAGTATGATGAGCCACCAACAGGAAATTCAGACACTAGAAAGAGAATATGCGGAAAAATATCCCGAGCTCCTGCCTTTTCGCGATGAAGTATTACAATATGCAATTTATGAAAGTGACCATGCCGAGCGTCTGGGGAAGCCAGTCGACAGCCGGGCGGCATTAGATGCAGGGATTCAGAACTTTCGCATCAAACTCAACCAATATATGCAGGTGCTGCAACGTCGCGAGCAGCAAGCACGCCTGCGCCAGCAGACCTTGCAATTCGACTCGGGTTATTCCGAAACGGCGCGTCCTTTTTCTCTTTCTGAGCAATTGCGCACGCTAAAAGAAGACGACGACGCCACCTTTATCAAAATTCGCAGTGCATATTTAAAAAGTAAAGGTATTTCTATTTAGTACACACACCAGAAGGAATTTTATGAATGGTAGATACACTTGCAACAATTACCGCAGAAGCCAAACAATTTTACGAGCGTAACCTGTTATTTCGCGCCCGGCAAGCCCAGGCTTTCTATCGCTTTGGCGTAAAAACGCCATTGCCGGAAAATGGCGGCAATAGTGTCTCTTGGCGAAGATTTAACGCATTGTCTTTGGCCACAACAAATTTAACCGAGGGTACCACACCCAGTTCGGCTTCGCTGTCCGTGTCCGAGGTGGCTGCCACCGTATTGGAATATGGCAATTTTGTCAGTATTTCCGATGCGCTAGATTTAATGGCCATCGACCGCGTGATGCTAGAAGCCACCAACGTGCTGGGTCAAAACGCGGGCGAATCTATTGAGGCTGTCATTCGGAATGTTATTCAGGCGGGCACCAGCGTTATGTACGCCACGGGCTCGGCGCGGGCCTCACAAGGCACGGGAAACCCGTTGACGCTTAATTTATTAAGAAAAGCTCTGGTAACGCTTGACGCCAACAATACGCACCGCTTTAACGGCAGTGAAGAAAACGATAACCTGGGCATGGGAAACTACGTTGCCTTTGTACATCCCAATGTCGTCTACGATATTTATAACGATTCCGAATTAAAAAGCGCGCTACAGCAAAATACCTCGGATGACAAGCTGTGGACCGGCAATATTGGATCGATATACGGCATTCAATTGTTCCAAACCACGCTGGCCCCCGTGTTTGCCGGGGCAGGCTCTGGCGGGGCCAATGTTTATGGCACACTGGTTTTGGGACGCAATGCCTTTGGCGTGGTAGACGTGGCGGGACGGGGTAAATACGAGCTGATTATTAAGCCACTGGGCTCTTCTGGGTCGGAAGATCCACTGAACCAACGCGGCAGTATTGGATGGAAAGCCTGGCAAATACCGGTGATATTAAACAATAACTTTATGCTTCGCATCGAAACTGGGGCCACATTGGGGTAGCAATTTAACCTTAAATTAAAATTGCATGCGAACCTAGGGGATGTCTGTCCTTCGTCCTTACATCCCCATTTTTTTACAAAGCCAAAGGAGGTGTTTATGTTTCATATGCATAACTTTCGTCAGTTTGATCCTGAAAAAGCTGAAAAAAAAGTGGAATTGCCCAGCTATAGAAAAATTTGTCTGGCCGATGACAACGATCGCAAAACTTTGGAACAATTCGAGCGAGAGCCCAAATTAGAAGTATATTATGAAGCCAACGATGGGCGCGATTATTTTGTCTGTAACGCCGACGGCAGTATTACCAGAATTGCGGTATGCGCTAACATTAATGGTACGCAATGGCTAATTCCAGCACAGCAGAAAATTAAAATACCCAAATCCGTTTATCTGTTTCTAATGGAGTGCGAAGCCACGGCGAAAAAAGGCGTGCAACCCATGAGACGCCAATGTATCGGACGAATTGCATAACGAGGAGCTCCTGGAAGATGAGAAAGAAAAAATCTTACGCAGGAAGCTTAAGCAAGCCGCCCGCCTTTCTAAATAACGCAGGTATTATCAAAGATGCCACCTCCTGTGTGCCCGTGTACTTGTCTTCCAAATGGCTGGACACGGTGCCCAAGGTGATAGATGGCCGCCAGGTGGAAGTATTGCATGGACGAATAAATTCTACTGTGTTTGAGGTTGTTTGTGACCAAATTAGTTATGTATCTCAGGAAGTGAGAGAAGTATTGCAGCCTATTATTAAGTTTCAGCAAACGATTTCAGAAAATAAGGAATAATTCATGAGTACCGCCCTGCAAATATGCGCTGCCGCTTACCGGCAGGCCAATTTAGACCAGCCGCTAACCAGTTTTTCTACCACACAGGAATATCCTTACAACCTGGCGATAGATTTAATAAACCATGTGATAGATGAAGTCAACAGATTTGGATATTTTTGGTTTACGGAAACATTAACTTCTCTAAATTATGGCAGTGGCGTCTATCAGTATAACTTAAGCTCCTTGGGAGTGGACGGCAAAAGTATTATTGTCATAAGAAGGCATAGCCCGAGTGCTACAGGTAATTTAACGCCCATGAACTACCAGGCTTTCCAACGGCGCTTTCGGCCTGTGGCTGCAACCACTGCCGAGCCTGCTTACTGGGCCCGGTTTGGAAATAATATCGAGTTAGACGTAATACCCAAGCAAGATTATCAACTGGGGATTTATCACTATCGAGATATGCCCAACGTTGTGACAGAAGCCGACGCATTATTATTGCCAGTCGTACACGAGGATATTCTTCAGGAAGGGGTGTTGGCCTATTTATGCGACCGGCTGGGTCGAAGTAACGCGGGGCAAAAGTATCAACTTTTTTTATCAAAACTGTCTCAGCTAAAAGCGCAAAATAGCAAAGAGTTGGCAATGCCCACACAAATGCCTGCCTCGTTTTAGGTGTGTCACCTATATCTATATATATCAACATACCTGATGAAACGCCTAGGAGGTGACACGTGATTAAAACATTTAGACTCAACCGCTTGACAGGCGGGATGAATACCACGGCAGAAGAAAATAATTTGGTGACATTTAGTGGACGAGATCTTGGCATGGAAGCCCGAGACATTGAGAATTTTATTCCGTTAAACCGGGGTGGCCAGAGGAAAACCAAAGGCTTCCAACTCTACAAGGCCGTTGGCAATAAGCCCATCCAGGGTATCTATCGCTATAAAAAAGCCAACGGAGATGATTATTTTTTAATTGCCAGCGATGGTAAACTATACCGTTTATTAGAAGGTGTGTTAACCACCCTCTACAGTGCGTTTTCCACCTCAAATGCGCTACATTTTGAGACAGCACAAGACCTTTGCGTGTTAAGCGATGGCGCAGCCGCCCCCCAGGTATTTGATGGTAGCTCGGTAGCGGCGTTGGGCGGCGGCCCACCAACCGGAGCGCGCCAGACACTATACTACCAAAACAGGTTGTGGGTGTTTAGTCAAACCAACAATCAATCTTTATTATATTACTCGGACGCAGGGAACATTGCCGCGGGTTACGCGTCCAATTTTATTAATTGCGATAATAACGACGGCCAAAAAATTACGGCAATCTCCAAGTTTTTTATCCCTGGACAACTGCAACCCGTTATTTTAGTGGGGAAAGAGCGTTCTGTAGGGATGGTGGTTGGGGATGGCTCGACGGCGGACCCATATACCTTTATTAAAGTTAACCAGGATGCAGGCATCCCAGGTTTTCGCCAGATGGTGCAATTTGGGCAGGATGTGGCTTATTTAACGCCCAAGGGGGTGTCCAGCTTCCAAACAGACCAAAGCAATGTCAACCTAACATATCGCCTGTTAAGCGACAAAATTCGCACCCAGTTTCAACAATTAAATTCGTCGGCGCTAAAAGACGCCATTGCCTTTTACGACTGGTTAAATGAACGCCTAGGTTTTGCCGTGCCAGAAGTGGGCTTTGCCACGCCCAATGTTATTTATTATTACGACATCCGATTGGCGTGTTGGTATAAAGAGCGCTGGCACACCGGGCAAGACTGTAGTGCCATGTGGGTGGACGCAGATGGGAAACTATATCACGGCGATACGCTGGGCAATGTATATTTACATGATAACGATGGTAAATTTAATGCGAGCCAAATTAACGGCTATTATCGGTCTCCTTACCTGGATTTTGGCGCGCCCCACCAATATAAACGTATTGTAGAGGCACGGGCAATTTTACGTGGGGAAGGCTCGTATACCGCCGGAGTGTCGTACCGATTTGATTACGGAACAAAAGAAGGTGCAACATCGATATTAAATGTATCGGGCGGTAGTTATTTATGGAAAGGAGGGGTCTGGACTGCCAGCACGGCAACTTACCGTTGGGGCGCCTCGCCAATTAAGCTTGCGCATTTCTACCCCAGTGGCGTGTTTCGCACATTGCAATTTACCCTTTCTCAGTCTGGATCGAACCAACCGCTGGATTGGTTTGAAATGCAATTTGACGTTGAATTTCTCAATATGGCTTAGGAGCAAGTAGTATATGGTGATAGTTACTTCGAAAACCAGAACCCTGGTGAATGGCACCGCCAATGACGCCAGCCCAGTAGAATCTAATTTTACAGAGCTTTATAATAATGATGCCACCTTGGCTAGTGCCGTAACTGCTCTGGAAAATAGCGCGGGCCTGCAGGGGTACATTCGCGGCTTAACGGTAAGTTATGTTAGTGCCAGTAGTGTCCAGGTGGGTGTGGGGCAGTGTCGAAATAGCACCAATACCCAATTAATTACTATTGGCACGCCGTTGACGGTGGCCATTACTTCGGCAGGGGCAGGCGGCTTGGACGCCGGCACTGAGGCAAATAACACCTGGTATTATGTCTACGTTATTAAAAAATCATCCGACGCAAGCATCAGCGCCCTTATTTCCACCGTCAACGAGCAAGCCAGCGGCACGATTACGTTGCCCTCTGGCTATGATGTAAAACGCCAATTACCCGTAGCCCTGCGCAACGATGCTGCCGGTAATTTTGTCCCTTTCTTCATGACGGGTGCCTACGATCGCCCGTACATCCTGTATCAGGGCTCGCAAACCAACATATCCGGCATTGGGGCGTTAAATATATTAAACTCCTCGTCAGTAGATAATTTTGCCTCTGTGGGCCTCTCTGGGTTGCTGCCCCCCCTTTCTCGCGTAGTGCTGTTGCGTAGCACTCTGGTAGGAGGCGGAGGCGGCGCCATGGCTTTTCGTTTTCGCACACCGGGTGAAACCCACGAAGGCGTAGAGCATTATGGCGGCGCAGGGTCGGCTATGGGACTAGAGTTAATTACAAACACTAGCCAGCAAATTGAATATTATCGCAATTTAGGGACTGGTACCTTGAGTTTAGATGTTATGGGTTATCGTATTACAGAAATATAACCATATGAGAGGGAAACCTGATGAAATATCATTTATTAATTATCGCTTTAACGCTAGCGTCTTTTCTTGCTGGTGTCTGCGGCCTAAGCTGGGCCAGCCTCACCCGGGTGGATTTAACTGGGACGCTTGGCACCGCGCTTACCAGCACCACCAACCCCGACCCCAACACGCTGGGGACGAAAAATCCTTATCCTACCGTATTTATCAACCCCATGACGGTATCCACGGCGTGGACGACGCAGGGTAGTAAGGCCTTGTTTCCTCAAGGCAAAGTGGTGTCGCACGCACAAGCCAGCGCCATCAAATTGCATTTTGTGCCTTCTGGTGGTGCCGCAGTAACGTATACGGCCACTATCTGGTTTTATAACCGGCTAAGCAACAGTTGGGCCAAGCCCTACATTGCGGCCAGCAACAGTTATGCGGGAGAAGTGGTCGATTACATCCAAAACCCAGGTAACGATCCCATTTATATCCAGCTTTCAAACATCTCCACAGGAACCGTGTCTATTTATTACGACACGACAACAGCCACCGCATTATAACTCATTTTTAACTTATTAAGAAATAGAGAGACACGTTATGAAGAGACCTCACACCCGCAAGCGGCATGGGCGCGTACTTTTGTTGCTATTGCTGCTTTTATCTACCCTGTCTGCCGAAATGAGCCGCCCCGGTTGGGCTGTCTTTAATGGCGATACGGCCTCGCTAAGAGGCACACAGACGTTGCCCGGTGTCAATACCACGGATGCCGCCGACGCTAGCGCAACTTCCAAAATAATTCTACAAACCTTTCAACGCTCTGTCTATGGAAATGGCCACCAGTCTGAATTATTACGGCTAGATTTTATGGACGATGACGCCAAGGCAGCCATCACCTTTCGGCAACGTTATGCGTCCAACTTAGGAGCGGGTGCCACCGAAGCCGGCGGCGGCTCGCGGGCGTGGTTACAGGCGCACGAGTATTTATCGCAATTAGACCCCGATGGCAATGCGGTGGCGCACAATATTAAAACCTTTACCAAGGCCAACGTGCGCCTTTACACAGACGGTACGGCCCCAAATACCATTGATATTACCGCCCACGGTTACACTACGGGAAGCCCTGTGATTTTTTATGCGTATAACAATGTGGGGAAAAACGGCTATATTGGCGGGCTTGAATATTTGGTGAAGTATTATGTTCGGGCCGTTTCTGCCGATCGCGTGTCGCTACACCCCACCGCCACGGATGCCACCAACAACACCAATATTATTCCATTCACCAGCACGCCCACGGCAGAAAACCCCACGTTTTACCTGGACAACTGGAATATTCATTTGCACTCGTCGTGGGAGGTGTCTTCGTCCGACGGGGTGATTGATACCCGAATTTCGGTGCCCTACGGCATGGACTGGACCCCCGTGAAGTTAACGCAAGGCGATTTTATTTTAGGAGGTGGCGATGTGTGGATTACCGGCGTCAATGCAAACCGAAATTTATTTTTAGGCCGCAATTACCAGGCGCCTTATTGGGTGATACGTGCCGATTCGACAACGGCCAACCCGGGTTCATCCGCAGGGGCCGACCTGCGTATTAACCGATACGACGGGAATAACCAACCCACGTCCTTTTTAACCGGGAATCGCAGCACGGGCCAAATGAGCATTGGCACCTCGCCGCAAGCTCCCACCAGCATTGCCGCCGATGTGCATATTCGAGACGCGACGCTAGGTACAGAGGTGTTTCGTCTGGAAACCATTGCCACCAATGACGATCCACGGGAAAGCGTTTTCCAAGGCCGGTTGGCTACTACCGACGCCACACAAGCCACGCTGCTAACCATAAACACGACGTCCGACACGGCAAATTTAGTGGTGGCCTATGTTACCGCTAGGCGAACGGGCGGAACCTCTGGCAGTGCCGGAGATAGCGCTGGCTATAGTATGACGGCCCTGGTGAAAAACGTAGGCGGTACGGCCACGGTGGTGGGCAGCCCCAGCATCGTGGCCCTGGAAGACCAAGCAGGCTGGGATGCCACGGTGGACGCCAGTGCCGGGGCGTTGCGCGTGCGTGTCACTGGGGCGGCAAATAATAACGTCACGTGGCATGCCACTGTCCGCGTGTTTCCTTTATCAAGTTAATTAATTCAGCGTGGAGTGTGACGACAATTGACTAAGCAACATGGGCTGCCGCTGGCGCCCGCAGACATTGTATTTACGCGTGATAAGGGCCTTTCGTCCTGGTGGTTACGCACACGGCAGGGCGATTTTGATTACTCCCACGTGTGCCTGGTGGGACAGCCCCGCCAGGGACGCCCTACCCTGTATACCACAGGTGGAAAGGCCTGGGTGTACTTAGGGCTGGTGGACGCCGAGACGTACCTGGCCGATAAGGCCTTTGCCGTACGTCGGTATACCCAACCTGGACACTTGACTGCTAGGCAAGTTGGTGCAATTATAGCTGCCATTGAAAGCAGGGTCGGGACGATTTACCCGATTTGGAAAATTTTTAAGTTTTGGTTACTGCACTGGAGAGGTAGACGTATAAAAAAGCTGGGAAAAAGGCCAAATTATTCGCCTAAAACGGTGTTTTGCTCGGAAAGCGTGGCCTATGCCTATTGGGCGGCAGGCATCCAGTTAAACCCAGCCGCAGGCAAAGAAGACCCCACGGCCTACACCCCGGAAACACTTTGGTTCGACCCCCACATGGAAACCATCTATCAAAAATTTTAAGGGCGGCCCCCATGCACACGTAGGCCATCCCTTCAGTTTCTTTCTCCCCCTCACTCCCAATGAATATGCCCACCCATGATTGATGAATCCGGTGGGCTTTTTTATTGCATATCCTTTGTGTCCAAGGTCGTATGAAATGGCGGGTTGTGATGTTTACACAAAACAATCCCTGGCTTGCCATTCCATACGACTAGGACAAAGCCTTTTAAAGGCCGTCTATACTTGGTTTAAGGTGCTAGGTTATTAAGGTGTTATTTTTGCAGGGCCTGGCTCCCGCTCGTGTGTTGGGGTTGGTTCTTTTTTGAGGCCACTGTTGACGATTTCCAATGCCTGTTTCCAGTTTAACGAGCCGCCCGCAAGCGATGCATTCACGTAACCCTTATTCACATCATCCCCTCTATCCAGGGTATCGTTATTGTTGGTATCCGTAATGCGTGCAGAATTATAGGCTGTTCCAAAAGACACATCACCATTTCTATATACCATGATTGAACCTGCCTTCATCTGGATTTCAGTTACGCCATTATCCTTTAAGGCAGCATTAATTTTATTGTTTAATTCCGGGTTGCTTTTAATTGCTGTTAAGACTTGTTGGGCTTCTCTTGTCTGGCCGACCTTCCCGCCAGATTCAAATTTGTGGACACTGATTCGAGCGATTTTCATGGACAT